TTAATCTGCATACCAAGTAATTACCACGTCAGATGCATTCGAAATATCTACATGATGTATGAGCTGCCGAATTGCATTTTTTGATTTCATACGGTCGAGAGACAATACATCATCAATTAATCGTTTTACTTTCTGTTGGACGATAACCCCCGCGTTTTCCTGCTCCGATTTTTCCATTTCCTTTAACTGCTCAAGTAAATGTTGTCGATCCTTTTCAATTCTTTCCTTGGCTTTTTTCAAATCATGAGCTGTAATTAACTCATCCTCATAAGCTTCAATCTGTCTCTGGGATTTCAAATCCAATTTATGAAGGCGATCTTGTATGGAAGCTTTGTCAGCGCGTTTCTCCGAATTTGTTTTAGCGACGGATATTTCCAGATCATTTGGATCAGCAATTGCAATTCTTTTGATTTCACCGATAATAGTAAATTCCAGATCATCACGGAGAAGGTGGTGGAAGTAGCAACCGCCTTTTTTCATATATGTATTGCATACATAGCGGTAGTATATGTTTTTCCCGTGCTTGGAGTCCTTGCGTCCAACCATCTTTCCACCGCAATGAGTACAAACAAGCAGTCCGGTTAAGAGATAGTTTGTTTCATCGACATATCGACTTGCAGATTGTTTACGGGAATGGAAAATTTTTTGGATAGCATCAAATGTATCATGATCCAAGATCGGTTCGTGGTGGTTTTCTATGCGAATCCATTCTTCCTCGGGGCGGGTAAAAATCCGTGTGCCTTTCCGGTATGTACGATTGTAAACAAAATCCCCCACAAGTGTTTCGCGCTTTAACAGTTCACGCACAACCCTATCTTGCCACTGGTTACCATCCTTTGTGGTTATGCCTCTTTCGTTAAGACGTTTCGCAATTTCCCATGCCCCATGGCCTTCTAATACCCATTTGGCCATCTGATGAACAGCAAGTGATTCTTCCAAATTTATTTCTAAAGAGCCGTTCCTTACTTCGTAACCAAAGCAGGGCCTTGAAATGATCTTCTCGCCCTTCCTGGCGATTGATCGCATATTGTCTCGGACACGTTCAGAAATTCGCTCACGCTCAAATTCTGCCACCATACCAAGCATTTGAAGTGTCATTCGACCGGCTGGAGTTGTCGTATCAAATGCTTCAGTCGCAGAAACATAACTACAATTGTGCTTTTCTAGATAATCGATCACGGAAAGTATATCGAACAGGCGACGAGAGAGCCTGTCTAATTTCGTCGTAATAATCAACGTATACTTTTCTGTTTTCACATCACTGAGCAGGCGTGTAAGCTCAGGACGACGCAAATCCTTGGCAGAGTATCCATCATCTTCATAGATCGTAGGAGCGGGCCATCCCATTGCTTTGCAATAAGCATTCAAACGATCGCGCTGTTCTTCTAGGGAAAACCCTTTTTCAGCCTGTTCTTCAGTCGATACCCTAATATATCCAGCAATTTTCAAGATGACTTCGCCTCCTAAAAAATTGCCGCCCACTCATAAATGGACGGTCATTCCTAGCAACAGTATACCAAAATGTGTAAAAGTCCCAAAAGCAGTACACTTTTTCGACTTCTCAAAATTACGACTTCAATCTTCCTGTTATGGATGATACTGTTAATGATGAGAGACGTTAAAGGAGAATGACGAATGGAGGTTCTACTGTATCTACTGTTTGGATTCTTTGATATTTTTACAATTCTAACATTTACTTTTTGTATGTTTCGCTTTCCAGCGAAGGATTATGTCAAGGAATTTGTGATTATCGCAATCGTTGCTTCAGCTGTGTCTTGTGTTAACCGTTTAGTTTTGGATATTTCGATGTTTGATCCAGGACTACAGTTCATCGTGCTTTCGTTATTTTTCAGGTACATGCTGTCATTCAGGTTGTACGAAGCAACATTGGTTACAGCGGTCGGATATCTAGGATACACCGGAGTGCAATTCGTCCTGATTCCATTGCTGTTCTTTATGGGAATAACAGAGTTAAGCGACATGACGGGATTGCATGAAATGGGCACCTATTTAATCCAGACTGCAAGCGATTTAGCTATCTTGCTCATTTCTTGGACCGTAAGACGATTGGGATTTGGATTCAGCTTTGTACCACAACCGCCACATAGTTTCACCATCAAACAGAGGTCAAATAAGTTGAAAAAACGCATTTCTATTGCTGTAAGTTTCGGAGTATTTTTTATTCTAATAGTCATTTATCTTTTGGCTCTGGCGGAACAAAAAACGGTGTATCTCTTATTGCTTGCTTTTTTACCATTATCCATCCTGTTGTGGCTACTAAGGAAAAGGGATAAATATGATTGATACCATATCGAAACGTCTAGCAATCAGCATCGTCAATGCAGCACCTGGGCAAACAAGCAGCGTTACTGTCCTGACCTATTACATAGCGGTCACTTTGAACCTTCTTGCTGTCATTGTGTTATCGATAGCGGTAGGCGGGATACTCGGAACTGTTGTTGATACCTTGATCGCATTGATTTCCTTTGTCGTACTGAGAATGTTCTCTGGCGGCTATCATCTAAGATCACTAGACCTATGCGTCGTTGTAACCGTTGCTATCGTAACAGCAATTCCTATGATCCCACTCACGGAGGGCGGGACGATAATCACAAGTATTATTGCAGCCATAATTGTATTGATCTTGGCACCGAACAATGTCTATGACCAATCTTTGGTGACAACGAAGTTATTTCCGTGGTTGAAGGGGATCTCAGTCATGATCGCGCTGTCTAACATCTTCATTCAGTCTCCCGTTGTCGCTATGGCGTTCCTCGTCCAAGGAATCTTGTTAATGCCTAAGGGGGAGGTGATGAACAAATGACAATGAAACAACGACTGGCAGTAATTGCGGAATCTTTCTTTACAATTGTTGGGTCATTCTTTACCTTCGTAACGGCAAAAGCTGTTGTCGGAAGTCCAGAGATGCCAGAAGAATTAAAACAAAAGCGGGCGTAATGTCATGATCATGTTTTCAGGAGTAAATCAAGAAACAAAAGAAATAGAAGAATTCTCAATTGAAGAGGTCTACTATGTGGATCTCTTCAAACCAAAGACCACGGCGAAAAACGGAATACTTCAGTACCATACAAGGCGCGGAACGTTCCTTGGGCTTGTAACACTTGAAGATATTGCGTGGTATTGGCGTGACTTTGGATTTTATGCACTGGATTCAGTAAATGTAATAAATGCAAATAACATCGTCTGTATCAAGGAGGACACATTCTCGGCTACAGCGATTTTTGATGATGGGTCCACTACATCTGTATCAAAGAAAAGATTGCACCTCATCGAACATTTAAACATACCAAGGAAGTGCCCAAGTTAAAGAGGGCACTTCTTTTTTATCCAAAAAATTACAAACTATACCATATAAACACATATTTTGTAAAGAAATTATGACCCAAGACAAAATGCGGTGTATATTCGCAATTTTCGACACAATATGCAGTATCAAGAGTGATAAATTTTGATTATCAAAAATAATTTGTTGAAGATTGTCAGAATTGGATACTTCGGGGAGGGAACTGGATGACTTTACCCAAAATAAAAGATGCGTCAACCAAAGTGGATATACGAATCGAAGATATCTTGCAACAACTTAGCATAAAAGTACAAACCCCCTCACATAAATCTTGAGGGGGTTGCTTATTGTTTTTCCATCGCTCTCTTGGTTCTTACAAATGTAATAAAGTCGATAGCTTCCTCACGAGAAAGGGGTCTTCCGTCCACGTTTATCAGGTTGATTTTATCGAGAATTTCTCTATCAGTCAGTTCGAGACTGTCAACGAAAAGTCGAACATTTTCTGATAGAACAGCTTTCGGATCATCAACTCTTCCTACAATGTAATCAACAGAGACATCAAAAAAAGTGGCAAAGCTTTGTAGCAATTCAAATGATGGTTCTCGTTGGTTCCTCTCATACATGCCAACTGCACTCTCACTGATTTGGAACTTGGTAGCCAACTCCTTTTGACTGAGATCTTTCTTATTTCTTAAGAAACGAAGTCGTTGCCCGAAAGTTTTCATAATCATCACCTTTTATTAGTCTAACACAAAGCGTGCTAATTTAAATATTTCAACACAATACGTGTTGACAGAACACATAATGTGTTTTATTATATGTTCAACAACACATTATGTGTTTGGAGGTGAAGAATTTGAACGAAAAAACTGTTGGTGAAAAACTGCGTGTTTTACGTGGAGATAAACCTCGTGAAGAAGTTGCAAATGCTGTGGATATCAGTGTAAGTGCCTTGCAAATGTATGAAAATGATCGGAGAACACCACGCGACCCCATCAAAGTCAGATTAGCGAAATTTTACAATGTCACAGTAGAAGAACTTTTTTTTAACCAAAAACAACACGATTCGTGTGGTTGTAATAAAAGAAAGCCAGCTTGAAAGGAGCAATTGCATGAAAAAGCCTCGACCACCAATCCGAGTCGTTGGTCACAAGGTCGTAAGTCGTAAAGACCCTACGAAAGTGCTTGGAAATAGTCCAGAAGATTTTCCGTATCTAGTTGCTGCTTGCAGGGCTGCGATTGCAACAATGACCACTGATGATGTCTATGTAGTCAAGAAGGCTGCTAATCAATAGCCTGAATCAAATCTTCACAACACAACTGCATAGAGCGCCGAAGAGCGGGAGCGAGCGAAGATATGAGCCGCGCCATAATACATTCCACCAAATCACCAGGTAAGGGTGAAACAATGTCAAGGTGGGGTCACTGCCAAGACTCGACGCTGCATGCAGTTGTGTGATGAAAGTGAGGTGATCAATTTGGATGAACTCGATTGTTGGGTTAAGCGCATTTGTTGGTACATCGAGAAAGTGAAGCAATCAGCAAAATGGCCACGTGAGAAAAGAGAGCATCGGCTCCCAAAGCTTCTAGCTTACAAAGAAAGATTGCATGAGCTGATCAGAAAAAGAAAGCCCTCGGCTCATATGGCTGCCGAGGGAGAGTCTGGAAAGTGAGCATGGATTCATTGTACATCGAAAATCGAATAACGCTGGTAAGGATGGTGCGAACAAATGAGCGACTTTGGTAGACAGTTAGGTCAGTCACTTCAAGAGGCTGGCATGACACAGTTAGCTTTTGGCTTCGAAGCTAATGTAAGCCGGGAGGCAGTTTCTTCATACACCACGGGGAGAATTATGACGCCGCCCGATGTTAAGTCGAAAGCTGTACAAGTGACAAACAATCCATTTCTTTCAATCGCAGCAGCTTATGAGTCGTCAGCAGGTACAAGCCCAGCCATTTTGGATGGCGACAATGTGGAGCTGAACAGGCACACCGTTGTTGCTAAAACGGTAGAGGAAGTCGAGGAGTTGCTACTAGCCATAAGGCGGGTCCAGCCCATCCTTTTAAAACCGCCGTCCACATGGAGTACATCAGAAAAACATCAGATTGAACACTTGATCCAAGAGACATTGGACGTGGTTACATCCACAACACACATGGCGGCGGTGATCACAAAGGAAGGAAAGCTGGGCTGGATTGCTCAATGGACTAAGCACAAGACAAAGCTTTTGAGCAGAGGTTTTATAAAAGTGATGAAAGGGGCATGACGTCATGAGTAATCAGTACATGGTTTTTGATAAAGGGCAGTTGTTCATAGTAATTGGAGCTTTGGTAAAAGAAAAAGTCAGGTTTGACCGTGAGGGTGATGAATGGCAAGGCAAACGGATAATTTCAACAGCAAATACACTGTTTGAAATGTACTGCGGTAAGCCTGGATATTTGGATGAAGAACAGCTTGAACAAACAGCGAATGCATTGGAAAGGGCAGTCGAAGAAGGTAGGGGAGTGTCAGATAGCAAGGCGTCGGAAGCTTTGTGGCTTGCTTCACGACTACGCCAGATAAAGGCAAAGCGGGAGAAGCGATTTTTTAAAGCGCCTTATGTAATGGTAAAGGGCAAGCGGAAAGCGGTGCTCTTGAAAGCGAGAGAAGTCGCAGCATTCCTAAAATACGAAAAAACCGCCTGCAGCGAACAGACGGCTTAGAAAAACACTGTATCGGAAGAATACCACAACCACATAGAGGAGGACAAGGCATGAATTTGAGCGATCGGTTGATAGAGAAAGGTATCGTGTCCAATGAACTGCTGGGCGGTCAGTTTGACCGCATGGCGACCTATAAAACGGATGGTACTCTACGGATCGAAGCAACGCCTGATTTTCGGGATGGTCAATGGATAGCTGGACAGCAAATTGTTTTGCAAAACTGGGACGAAATTGAGCGCCTACGCAACTTTCTAAATAGCTTGAAACCAGTAAAACAGTCAGAGGAGGTTGTCATTCATGCAGCAACTGCTTGATTTTCCGGAGTACGTCGAACGGACAGAGCCGAACAGACAGCGGCAATTGGAACCCTTAGCTTTTGATGTTGATGACAGCGGGCTTGAATGGACGGTACGGGATGTTATCGAAGAATTGGAGCTTCTTGTTGAGGGGAAAGCAACGATTAATCACGAGGATTTCGTAGAGGGGATAAGGGAACAGGCAAGACGCTTGATAAAGTAACGCGGGCTTCGGCCCTGCGTGGAAGATTCTGTGACCTCCTAGAATATGAGATCGCACGTGAGGGAGTCTTCCACGGAGGTTCGAACCTCTACGCATAAACTAGAAATTTAATCGGGAGGTCATTAACCATGAGACCAATCACATACAAAGGCTTCAAAATCCAAGAAGGAACAGACATCACGACTGGAAACCAAGTCTTCAAGGTTTACACGAAAGAAGAATGGGCATACGGAGAAGGTTTCCGGTCATACGAATGGGAGGCCTGCACAATGCAAGAGGCAAAGGAATTCATTGATAGTTATTGATGTTCAACAGAAGAAGTCGAAACCAGGGTTATCACCTTGGTCTGCCGGACTTGACCGCCCGGCACTGACGAGACAGGTCATTAATAGCGAGGTCAAGACGTGGCGCCTCGCGATCAAATCGAAAGGGGGGAATGTTTTGATCAAGACAGTTGAATTCCAAGATGGAATGTATCTTTCAACCGATTTAATTGTTCTTCGTAGAAGGGAAAACTCTTTGGAAATTGCTCTTCCGTTTCATGAGGATACGCCGAATTTTGTCATGAGTATAAGTGAAGCTTATTCGCTCAAAAACGCACTTGATGAAGTCCTGAATGTAAGGTTGCTTACATGTGGGCAAAAGTAAAAGACCCAGCGTAGCAGCGCTGAGTCTTCGGTCTTATAGCACGATTGGGAATCAAGTTAATCGTAGCTTATCAAGTGATTTAACACAAGAGGGAGTGGTTCTGTGGGAGCTTTGAAACTAGTCTCCACGGAAAACATGCCATATCAAGAATGGCTCCAGTTGAGAAAGAAAGGCTTGGGAGGATCAGACGCTGGCTCTGTCGCTGGTTTTAGCAAGTATCGTTCTCCAATTTCCGTTTGGCTTGAAAAGACTGGCAAGGTTGAGCCCTCACAAGAGGAATCACAAGCAGCTCGGTTTGGGCGAAAGCTAGAGCCAGTTGTCGCTGACGAATTTGCTGAACGAACTGGACTAAAAATCGAGCCAATTCATGAAATGCTCCAACATCGAGATTATCCATTCATGCTGGCTAACCTCGATAGATTGATCTACGAAGACGGGAAGCAAGGAGTGTTAGAGTGCAAGACTGCTGACAAATACTTCGCTTCCGAATGGGACGACGAAAAGATTCCCGACCATTATTACTTGCAGGTTCAACATTACCTCGCTGTGACTGGCCTACAGTTCGCATATATCGCTGTTCTGATCGGTGGAAATGATTTCCGTTACAAGCGTGTCGATCGGAATGACGAGGTAATTTCCCATCTTATAAAAATCGAATCTGATTTTTGGCGACTGGTTGAAGAGGATATTCCCCCAGCGATGGACGGGGCTGAGACAACAGCGGATATGATCAAGCAACTTTACCCGGAATCTAACGGACAAGAAATCATCCTCCCCAACGAGGCTATGGAGTGGCTTGAGCAGTATCACGAAGCAGCCGCAAGGATCAAGGAATATGAATTCCTGAAAACCGAAGCTCAGAACAAAATCATGTACGCCATGAAAGATTACGCCATTGGTTGGATTGGTGAAAAGAAAGTTACGCGGTCAGTGATAGCTGAGAAACAAATGAGCTTTGTAAAAAAGGCACATACACGGCTTTACCTACCAAAATCATCATAGGAGGTCGAATAGATGGGTAACCCGCAAGAGATGGCTGGAAAGCTTGCCCAGCGTACAGGGGACGCATCTCCCGAGAAAAAGGAGACGACCATTTTTGATTTGATCGAGTCCAGAAAGGACCAATTCGCTCAAGCTGCTGGGAACAACATGGATGTAAACAAGTTCCTACGGATCGCAACATTCTGCATTAGAACAAACCCTACACTCATGAAATGCAGTGCTCCATCGTTGATGTCTGCATTGATGCAGTCGGCTCAGCTTGGTCTTGAGCCAGGAGTATTAGGACATTGCTACTTAGTCCCTTTTTGGTCAAGCAAATTAAAGTCTTTCGAGGCTACATTCATTATTTCGTACAAGGGCATGATTGAGCTGGCTAGACGGAGCGGTAACATTCAATCAATCGCTGCTCGAGTTGTTTATGAAAATGATGATTTCCAATTTGAATACGGCTTGGAAGAAAAACTGACTCATAAACCTTGCGTAAACGGCGAAAGAGGTCAGATGAAATTGGTTTACATGATCGCTCATTTCGCTGGTGGCGGTCATTACATCGAAGTGATGAGCAAGGCGGAAATCGATACGGTCATGATGTCCTCAAAGTCGTATGACAACAGTAAAAAACAGGCGACAGGCCCATGGAAAGACCACTATGAGGAAATGGCAAAGAAAACGGTTATCCGTAGAGCTTGGAAGTACCTGCCTATCAGTGTTGATGATGCGCGTGTAGTCGAACAAGAAGGCACTGTGAAGCATGAGATAGCAGAAGATATGTCAACTGTCGCTTGGATCGATGCGGAAGCATACGCGGTTGAGGAAGTGCCAGAGCACCAAGATGCAGATAACCAACAGTCGGGGTCAGCGACAAACAATGAAAATCAAGCAGACTTATTTTCCCAAGGATAGATCGGTGGGATGAGTCCAAATGAAAGGTCAAGAATATGATCTGCGGTTCATGCGCTGGAAGGTCTCAAAAACCTTCTGGCGCGATGGTCAACGTTGGGCGCTACTGAGGTGCATCAATAAAAGAAACCAGCCTCCTTGGGAGGTAACAGTGACTTTTCTGGAACTGGTTCAGGATCGCAAAATTTCATAAGGAAGGAGGGAGACATGGTATGAGAAGACCGGAAGTATTGGAACGGATACGACCCATTGGTGGAATCCAAAAAGTCGGGCCGCTTGGATTCATCATGATGCAGGTGCTGGAATTGCGCTTTCTTGAGATGAATCAGCAGTGGACTTTCGATATGACCAATGATGAGCTGATGTTCCTAACCGGGATCAAAAATAGAGAAACTTTAAACAACAATCGGAACACACTTTTACAACTCAGCATCCTCATAAGCTACAAATCTCAAAAGGGAAAATCAGGTGGAACATACACATTAAACGAGATTTACTTCCCCAAGTTGTCAAACAAGTACGTCGATCAAACTGACAAGTCTCCTGACAACTTAGCAAACCTGTCAAACAACCACGCCGATGAAACTGACAACCCACCTGACAGGTTACTTGACAGGTTGCTTGACAACCTACCTGACAACTTTCCTGACAACCGAGTTTCTTCTATGAAGGATAGAAAGATAGATAGAAGGATAGATAGAGAGATAGAAACAGACACGCCTGATACATGGTTCCAAATTTGCGATTTATGGCAGTCCATGTTTCGGGGAATGTCTGCAATGGATCGAGAACGCTTGTCTAGTTATCAAGACGATGATGGCATGGCTCCAGAAGTCATTCTCGCTGCTTTAGAACACACCAAGCAAGAGGCCACCGATAGCCCTAAGAATTATCTCTGGAAGACTTTAAACAATTGGGCAGATGCAGATGTAAAGACGGTGCGAGATGTGATGGTCCATGAGCGTGAGAGGAAGCGGAAGAAGGTTGTTCCCCTTCATGGATCAGAAAGTGGAGGTGTGGTAGGTGGAGGCAATCAACAGCGCCCTTCAAGAGTGGCAGCGGGTGCTCGACAAACTCAAGCACCACCAAGTGCAGCAGACTTCCTCCGTAGACGTGATCAAGCAAAAGCCAACGTATAAGTGCCAGAAGTGTAAGGATCAAGAAGGCTACCTTGTAATGATTGACGGACAACCGATGTACGAGCAGTGCGAATGTCGGGACAAAAAACGTCTACAGAAGATGCTTCAGTCGTCAAACATAACCGCAGATTTCCAGAAGAAAACCTTCGGAAATTTCGTTGACTGGTCAGGAGATGCGCGTCATCAAGAGTTGTATCAGAAGGGCTACACATACGCAAAAGACTTTGAAGAAATACAGAAGAAAGAAGAAGGTCATTCCCTCGGATTGGTCGGTGCGTCAGGCTCCGGAAAGTCACATGTCGCCTTTGCAGTTGCTAACAATCTCATGGTGAAGAAAGGCATTCAGGTTCTATATTTCAATTTCGTAAATGGCTTCAAAGAGATGTTCAGTCGCTATGATGCCGGGTCATCTGATGTTCAACGGATACGTGAAGGTTTGCAGATGGCAGAGGTGCTTTTGATAGATGACATTCTGAAAGGGAAACCGGATGAAAGGAAAGGGTATCCCGAGGTTTCAAAGGCAGTTTACGACGAGATGTATGGATTGATTGAGTACAGGCATTTTCACCACAAACCAACGATATGGACATCGGAATATTACTACGAGTTAATACCTGCCCTTGGAGAAGCGACAGCGAGCCGCCTATTTGAGATGAGTAGGCCAAACATAGGGAAGGCACTCTATACGACCGAGGAAATGCTTGCAGGGGAGATAGGGAAGCTAAATTACAGATTACGGGACATATGAGATCGAGGGTGAGACTTTGTTCGAAGAGAGAATACCACCACAAAACGTAGATGCCGAGCAGTCTGTGCTCGGGGCCATCTTTCTCGCCAAGGATGCTCTTGAAACGGCAAGCGAGATATTGCAACCAGATGATTTTTATAAGACCGCGCACCAACGTATCTTTGCTGCCATGGTTGATCTCTACGACAAAGGGGAGCCAGTCGATATCGTAACCGTGACAGCAGAGTTGCAGGACAAAAAGTTATTGGATGAAGTGGGCGGCGTTACATACCTGACAGAGCTATCAAGTGCCGTACCAACAGCAGCAAACATAGAATATTACGCAAATATTGTCCTTGAGAAGAGTGGGTTACGAAGAATCATTAAGGCAGCTACAAAGATTGCTACGGATGGGTATGATGCGGATTCATCACAGGAGCTCTTAGCAGTTGCTGAGCAACGTTTTTCAGAACTAAATGAACGAGGAAATCGCGGCAATGACTTTGCTCCGATCAGAAATATCCTAGTAGAAGCTTACGACCAGATTTATTTACTCAGTACCCGAAAGACAGATATAACAGGCGTTCCTTCTGGATATAGAGACTTGGATGAACTAACGGGGGGCTTTCAAAAATCAGACCTAATCATTCTCGCTGCTCGGCCTTCTGTAGGAAAAACAGCTCTCGGACTAAATGTAGCACAGAACGTTGCTCATGCAGGGGAACCAGTGGCCGTTTTTTCTCTTGAAATGGCTGCCAGTCAGTTAGTGCAGAGGATGATTTGTGCAGAGGGCTTGATAGATGCACAGAAACTGAAGGTCGGAGGATTGGAAGAGGATGATTGGGAGAAGCTCACAAAAGCCATTGGACTTTTGGGGAATGCACCCATTTACATTGACGATACTCCCGGAGTAACCGTACATGATATTCGGACAAAATGCAGGAAACTAAAAAAGCAAAAGGGTCTTGGGCTCATCTTAATCGACTACTTGCAACTGATTTACTCCAAGTCAAAAGCAAATCGACAGGAACAGGTTTCTGAGATTTCCAAGGCATTAAAAAACTTGGCCCGTGAATTGGAAGTTCCAGTGATTGCGTTATCTCAGCTAAGTCGTAGCGTAGAGCAACGTCAAGACAAACGCCCAATGCTATCGGACATCCGTGAATCAGGTTCTATTGAACAAGACGCTGACATTGTTGCTTTCTTGTACCGCGATGATTATTACAACAAAGAGTCCGAACAAAAAAATATCGTCGAAGTCAATATTGCTAAACATCGAAACGGTCCTACTGGAACTGTGGAGCTGGCGTTTTTGAAAGAGTTCAACAAGTTCGTTGATTTGACCCCGCGTCAGTTGTCCATTGCTGATGTCCCCCAGGAAGTTGAAGACGATGAAGAGGACAAGCCATGGAGGAGCTAGCCAAAGGCCTGTCGGGTGAAATTCCGGTAAAGGTGCCGATTCCTCAGCGACTACAGTTGATTCAAAACGATAACGATCGGTCAGCAGCAATGCGCCAATGGTGGAAAGCTTACACAGAAAGGTATCCAGAATTTAAAGCTGATCGGAAAGACAAGCAGTTTGTATACATGGTGAAACGGGGAGGAGAGCAGACATGAAGCAAGGCAAACGACCAAATAGACGGCAAAAAGAAGAATTGGAAGCGCGGAACCTAAATCCGGCAAACTGGCTGGTTGAGCGTGATAGCACAAGTGAGTTTGTTTTGATTCACCGTTTCTCTGGTACAAAACGAACCATCAAGAAAGGGGCGTAGGGATGAAGCGCAGAGTTAGAGCAGCCAAGCAAGATAATGATAAGCCGAAGCAGCCCAAATATAACAACAAGATCACTTACGTAGATGGTATCAAGTTTGACTCCAAAGCTGAGTCCGAATACTACCTTGTCCTAAAAGAAAAGCTTGCTCGTGGCGAGATTCAGGATATGCGCCTTCAGCCAGTTTTCGTTCTTCAGGACAAATGCACTCGGAATGGTAAGAACCTTCAGGCAATAACATACAAAGCAGATTTTGAAGTGCTTCACTTGGACGGCACATTGGAGATTATCGATATCAAGGGAGATGAAACAGAAGCATTCAAGCTCAAGGCGAAGATGTTTCAGTACAGATATCCAAATTTAAAACTCACTTTGCTGAAACAGGTTAAGAAGTACGGCGGTTGGATCACTACTGACGAGTATAAAAAGATAAAACTTGCAGAGAGAAAAGCAATATAACCAAGGGAGAGTGTAGAAGATGAGCAAACACGCACAATTTACGGCAGTGGTAAAGAAAATGTCTACGGATGATAAAAAGGTTGTTGTGAACTTGGAAATGGTCGGAAAGCTTGATCCATACGCTATGGCTGAAATTGTTGACATGGTTGGGGATAAAGTAGTTGTCCACCTAGGAAATCCACAAATGGCTATAGATTTTGACGAAGAGGAAAGATCGGAACGTCCGGGGCTAACCGTCACAACTGATCAATCTGGAGTCGTTACAACTGTCAACGGACATACCGAGGATGACCACGAAGATGACGATGACGTGGACACTGATGGCGACGAGGGCGAAGACTTTGAACACGATGAAGACGATGAGGAATCCTCTGATAACGAGGAAGACACCGAAGACATTCCAACAGTTCCAACCGAAGAATCAGAAGGTGACACTCCTGATCCAGAGCAACAAGGCCATGAAGAACCAGAGGATAACACGAATGGAGACGACGACCAGGATACAGAGAAGCAAGAAGATGCTGCTGCATCCATCGACAAAGAGAAACTGGAGGATTTCATCTTGAGCGGACAAGCTCCAGTATTTGATGACTTTACTTTTGATTTCCCGGAACTGCTACAGCGCAAAAAGAACGGGGAAACATGGATCAAAATTGCCCAGAGCTTGAGTGTAAGTTCAACCAAAATTGCATCTGAACTACGTGAATATAAAAAGCGTGTTGCTGAACATATGGCAAATCAAAACGGCGAGGAACCGGGGGCAGCGTAAAGCTGCTTCCCTCCCCTAGAAAGGCGGGATCACATGACAGCATTTAAACCGGCGCCAGATCACCCTTGGAGACGTGGATTTCCTAAGACAGCCGTGCAAGAGCGGATCAACCAAACAATCGTAAACCCGAACATAAACAACTGGAAAGTAGGCGGTGCATTGCCGCCTTGGAACGGTAAGAAGTAGAAGTGGTAATTCACTCAGGATAGGGGCGTCCGTGGCTACCAAATAGCTCGCGGACGCTACCATAAACCCGGACATTCAGGTCTGGAAACACCACCGCTACATGACCCTCATCGAGCTGTAAACGCTCAGC